TTTTTATATATCTGAGCACATAACTTGTAAGGGTAATATTCCCGTCTGTAATGAGTTCATGACGCTTGTAATATGCTCCAGTGGCCCCAAGGTCCATTCTCCATATTAAATCAGTGTGGGGCTTTAAATAGGGGTTGTTTACATTCAAGGAATATTCATCATGTGTGATGGGGAGGACAGGAATCTGTTTTGTTCCGGTACTGGAATTACAATCTGTATAAACAACATTACATCTCTCAAGGATAGGATACATCATTCCAGTAGGACAACTGGCAATAAATCCATTTGTGTGTGCATCTGCTCCGGTAGCAAAGGTAGAGATAAGAGCATTCCTTATTAGTGGAGCAAGTTCAGTACGTACACGTTCTGTCTTTTCGAACTCAGAATATAGATTCATCTGAACCATCTCTTGAGCTTCGTTTAAGTGATCCTGTATCTCATGAGACTGCAATGGTCTATAGAAATCATAATTGGCAAACTGGCCAATCTTGATCTCAAATGATAATTGCATTTCCCGGGCATTCATTATGCTTGTGCTTTAGGTACTAACTTAAACTTTGCTTCATCCAGAAACATCTGAACAGCTAAACGAACAATGTCTTCATGTTGATATACTGGTAACTCACAATTATTTGTTTCATTGTAAGGAATACCAAACAGTTGAGATGCAGATCCAGGATATGCATTATAATAACCGTTAACAATAGTTATCCGATCTCCTCTCATATATCCATTAGTAGGATAGATAGCTGAAGGATAATAAATAGGTTCTCCGCTAATAACTCTTACGCTAGTACCTATCATTGAAGAATCAAATCCAACTTGTTCAACATAGGTAAAACTTAACTTACATGGTTTCTTTATATAAGTAAGATAGAATGTTCCACCACCAGATTCAAAATCATACAAGATATTAATTACTCGCTCCTCTTCGAAAAATACTACCGGTTCTCTCATTATAGGATGATTGATAGGAGTAGTATAGAACCGGTGTGCTTCTTCGTGATTAATAAGTTTACATGGTTGATATTCATTACTGGTAAAACGCATGATTGTATCAGTATCTCCGGCAACATATCTTGAACCAACCTTTATTGCATCAACATAAAATAGGAAATCATCCGGAAGAGTATATTTTATTGCCTTTTCCCCAACCCTTAAACCCGTAGGTTTGAATAATGAAGTCATGTATTGTGTAAGATTGACTGTTCTCATTAAAGGTTGTAGATCCTGTTCATTATTGAGAATATGTTTATGATTCTCTTTAAAGGAAGGATAAGGTAAATATTTCTTTTGCATGTATCTGAAAATAGCTTTATTCAGATAGTTGACAACATTATATGAGCTAGGACGCTCAGAACCCCAAAATTCAGAATTGGTATCCTCAATAATCTGATGAAACAATATTTGCATCTCTACCAGGTTCATGACTTCTTAATTTGTTGTTCTGCAAGTTGACTTTGATATCTTGTATCCTGACTTGTGGCTAGTGCCTGTCGAACAGCGATATCAACAATTTCTTGATGTGTATGTGATGCAAGATCCGGTATTGCAGTACTTGCGGCAATAGGAGTAGGTATCTTTGTATAACTAACATATAATCCATTATTCACTATTGTAGTATATGTGTCTACAATAACTTTTATGGTACCTTCTTCAACAATCAATGGTATCTTATGAAGAACCATTTTATTCATATAATTATATCCAGAGAAGTTTTGCCATTGTTTACCATCAACAATATCACATCTGACAATCTCAGTACTTGTAATTTTAGGATAAGCAGTTCTTGTTATACCAATTTGTGCAGATAGTATATATTGATAAGAAGCAAGTCCAGTTAGTAAGAACCAGAATTCTCTATCGATTACCGGAAGTGGATCCGTAGTAGCATCAAGTGTTCCTTTTGTTGTTATAGGACGAAGATCAGTCGCTCGTCTTTGAATTCTATCGTTAACAAGCGACTGATTTTCTTTTCCAAATACCCGGTCCTGAATAAATTCATCTTGAGCATTATTTAAGAATAAAATAATCTCAGTATCAGTATATCCAGGAGCAGCCAGATTGGTGATCTTGTCATAGTACTGTTTAAATGAATCTATCATTTGGTCTCCGGACATATCTATTCAGTTTGAGGTGGTATATTTTTGTTCTTATCCTCAAGGTTTTTCTTCTCTGCACTTCCCAGATCTCCAGCTCCACGATTATCATCTTTTATTTCATTGATGTTTTCAGGAAGAGGAGGAACTTCTGCATCTGTAGGAGCCGGTCCACCAACATCTTTCAATGCCCGTATTTCAGCTGCTAATTGTTCAGGAGTCTTTTCTTTCTTTGCAGAAGGAACTTTAGCTTTTGGTTCTTCAGTAATTTCTTTCTCTACTGATTCCTGAGGTACTTCAACAACGTGTTTTTGTACAACCTGTTTAATTGCTGCATCAAGTGTAGTTGTTTCAGCTACATTAATCTGAGTCTTCAGTTTGATAAGATCACTCTGGTAACGATCATCTTTTAAGTGATCTACCATCTGTTGAAGTGATCCAACATTAAACTCACCCCCGGGAAAACGGAACTGTTCACCGGCACGAGAAAGAGAACCGGTATTCAAAGCTTTCATGATAAGAACCTTGTAAGTATAATCTTCATCTTCTATGATGTGTAAGAATTGTCTTGCATCATTTTCGATGACCTTACCAATTTCTTTCTTAAGCCAGTCTGCAGGAGCATCGATAGGTGGCCTCTGTGCAGTCTTAACCTGTAGATAATAAGCCCACATGAAATCACCCATAATATCTCTTGAGTTACTCATCTTGCTAAGTGCAACATAAGACTTCTCTTTGACATTTACTTCAGCGATCTCAGAATTTATCTTGTCACTTTCGAACTCAAGAGCATACTTATATGTCTGCTTCATATTCCTCATGACGTAACTTGGTGCTATCCACTCAGTATTACACTCAAGTACTTTGAGGGTAACAAAATCATGTGGATCAGATAGATCAAGTACACGTCCGACCCTATCCAGAAGGATTTCAAAACCCTTCCAGTAGGTGTCGGGACGATATACATTAAATGTTCCCGGACCTTCAAGGCCCAGTAATTCGGCAAGTTCTGCTTTATGAACTCCAGACATTCCTTTTAGCGGGTCCACTAAAACTTTCCTGTCTTCGTATGACGGGACACATAACGTCCACTTGGATCCTTCATTCATGAATTGTGAATCATGACCTGTAGGCAACCAATCGCTAGGCCGTATGATAGGTCTAACTGTCACTTTCTCTTTTCGCAAAACTCCTGTTTTTGTTTCAACATTCTCCATTTTTACCTCCTATTATTGATTAAACTTATGCTAAAATGTTAGGCCGGAGTGTCAGGCACCTGGTCGGATCTTTAACCATTGTTCCACCGATAAATGCACGATGGATGGTATATCCGTCAACAGAGCTGGAGATGTCATGGTTCTTCGCAAGATTTGCAGTATAAGGATCACGCAGACCTTTTTGATAACCCATGATGTCTTCCATGTCTTCCTGATAAACAAGGCGGATATTATCTTCTCCACCAACACGGCTTACATTCAATATTTGATATTCATAGCTCTTGGCTACACCTTTTCCTGAGGGATGCTTGATTTTGTTCCTCTCCTTATCATCGTATGTAGGATCTACGATAACAGTTAACCTGCTACCATCTGGTCCCCAATACTCAATAAAGTTCTCATGGAATCCCCAACCGTCACCTTTTTTGTAAAGCATGTCTGTGTTGCGGATAGGTGTATAGAGCTGTGTGTAATTCTTTATGGACTTATGGAACTGAAGTGCTCCCCACATACCAGTACGCATGGCAATACTCCTTTGATCTCCATGAGATCCATCACGAGCATTGTCAGAAGCATCCATGATATGTTCTGTCAACCATTCGATATCCAGTTCAAAATCATTAAAGAACACAACATTGGAAGATTCAATCTGTTGCTCAAGGCCGGCACCTTGCTGAATCTCAAACCCGGAGTCTCCTTTTTGTGCAAACGTACCATCACTCTGACGATTGGTTGTTGCAAAGTTCAGGAGCTTATGACGCATATCCTGGAACTGCTGTTCAAATTCCCAGTCAGCATATTGCATCCATGTAGTCATTACCTGAGTCTTTCCATCCTCATCCATAACAGGCCATGAGAAAGCAACCGGCCTCTTGATCATATTACCCGGACGGGTATCTTGCATTCTGATCATAGAGAAGTTGTTCTTCATAGAGAACGGACTAGTGTAAGTGGGTGTTCCACCTTTCTTCGACAGTGTTTGTTCAACGATTGACCATTCACGAGAGAATTTCTTCCCTGCAGTTAATTCATCGTAAGGAACGAAAGCTGTTGGATCACTGTGGAAAAGTTCACATTCATAAGCCCATAATCCTGCACCATAAGGTTCCGGTACACCGAGTATCCGAATAGGATAGACAGAATTTTTATGACCAACAATCAAGTTGGTATCAGAGAAGTACATCTCTGGGAAGATGAGGGTAAATCGTGCTCTGTTCAAACCAGCCTTTGAAGCAGAAGTAATGGCAGAACCATTAACATGACATGCAGTCAAAGGAATGTTTTTCTTTGAGCTACCCTGTAGTCTCCAACGGAAATCATCATCCGTCTTTAACCGTAGAGGAGAAAAGCGTCTTAGGAATATACCGAAGTTTGTTCCATAATTAGCCTTATAAAGTAACGTAACCAGGTCTGTAGCATCCTGTGGCTTTACCTGATAAATCGCTCCCAAGTGGGTTTTGGTCGTTAAACCAGCCCAATCTTTGGGTTCGTACTCTTGAAGTGGTGATACGTATTGCATTTTTATAAAAATTTAAAGAAAGGTTAATCACTCATTATGTCTAACTGAAGCTATTTGTCCAGGCAGTACAATCGGTAGATCTTGATCATTACGACCAGCTGCTGAATTTTGATCTTTTTTACTTATAACAGGGGCACCACCACGAGGAGCTTTTCCTCCAGAGAGAACCTCAGCAAGTTTATTTACTGCTTTTGTTTCTCCGCTGGCAACAAGTTCCGGAATGGTAGGCTTTTCGTTGAACAGTCCAAGATGAATAAAGTAAGCAAGTCTCTTTTCGAACTCAATAGGATTCTTCATCCTTATCTCATCTTTCTTACTTATAGGGACAATCTTCCCACCACGATTGATCTCTGCGGCAGGGACAGTCATATACTCAAGGATCTTAGCTTGATCTTCTGGTTTTAATGCAACACCCTCAAAGATCTGTTTTGTTGCAGTAACTTCACTCTTGATCTTATTGAGCACCTCAAGATTCTTAGCCTCACGTTCTATCTTTTGTGTCTTGGCATATTCTATTGAAGTAACTTCATCATCTTTTGCTGCTTGACGCAGTTCAACTATTGCTCCTATAGAGTCAACTTCAAGAGTCTCCAGATCCTTTGCATTCTTAACTGACTTCTCAATGAATTCTGGCTTATGACCCTTTACGTGCAAAAACTCCCGATATACCTTTTCTTGTATTTCGGGAGATTCTTTGAGTTGTGCATCTGTAATAGAATCATACCTCTGTTGATTATATACGATATTTGCTGCATCATCAAAAGGTATTCCCTGACCAATCATTTCAAGGACCTGCTTCTGCGGATCATTAAACTGATTCTTATATGCCTCATTAAGTGTTTCAGCCTGGTTCTTTACTTCTTCACGACTGGCCTCAATAAGTTTCTGTATAAGTTCGGGACCTTTTAGTTCAGCAATTTCTTTTAAATCAAGGTTAGGAAGGACACCTTCTTGATGAAGAGCAGCTGCATGGAGATACATAGGAGACAAATTCTCTTCTTCGGCACCCTTCCCACCTTGCTGACCCTGACCTTTTGAATCCGTTGTTGTAACCGGATCTGTTGTTTTTTCAGTAGTAGCTGCTGGTATAATTGGTTCTATCTTTGTCTCTGCAACCGGAGGTATTGTAGTATCCGGTTTTATCTCTGGCTTGATAATTTCTTTCTGAACGATTGTATTCGGTCTTGGATTCTCACCGGGACCAATGTCTACGGCAAGTAATGGAGGTAATTCTCCACTGAGCATAAAATCTTTTAGATTTGGAGCAGTACCGGCAGAATTTGCCTGTCCTGATTGTTGAGGGACACCTGAGGTCGCAGGCATTCTCAAAGTAATTTCATCCGAAACGTCTATATCTTCCGTCTCCATCGGAATTTCAAACAACGTCTCTTCATGTTTTTTTGACATTTTTGTATCTCCTTATTTGTTACACAATATTACTATATTAATAGATTATGTTAATGATGCTAAAATATGATCATTCCCGAAATCTATGGACTTTTATTTAAAAAGCTGAAATGGCGTTTCAGTCCACCTGAAATTTATTTCAGTTCACCTTGCACCATATTTCAGCTTTTGACTTTCATTCTTCTGTTTTGACTTGCTATTCTTTCCTGAGATGCAATCTTTTTATCTACATCTATGGCTTTCTGACGTAGCTTTTCTCTCTCTAAAGCAATCTGTTCCAGTTGTTTACGATACTCAAGGACAAGTTTCTCCTCATTCTTATCCGTAGATGCTTTGATCTGAGCCTGAGCAAGTTTACCCTGAATATCCATTTCTTTCAGAAGAAGAGCATTTTCTAATTTACCAAGTTCTATTCTTTCATACTGTTCCATCTTCATGAGTTCAAGACGTTCCTTTTTCTCTTCAGATAACTTAAGCATTTCAAATTTTACTTTTTCAGATTGCTGACTACGTTCAAAGGCTGCATCTTCAGAGGCTTCCAGTTTACGTTTCATACTTGATATGCTCATATCAGAGAATATGGTAAGTACATCAGAGATCCTTGCTTTATCGTTCTGCATAGCAGCGTGAGCAAGTTGTTGGATCATCTGGAAGAGTTGTTCATCATTGGAACCATCACTGATATACAAACCATAATCTGTCTCAGCGAATAACTTGGTATCCAAGGTCCAGGTTTGGGTCATAAGACCATCATCAATATACTGGAGTTTCTTTGTAGGTTGTGATAACCAGCAAAACTTTCCTGTCTCCAGTACAAGTTCCAGTAGTCTTAGTTTAGTGTTGTTGTGAACCATGAACCATTCTTCGGTAATATAAGCACTCTGACGGACAGCTCTCTCTATACCACCTGATGTTTCCCTGTTCTCAATAGATCCTTCCCTTTGAGGGGATATGCCCATGATCTCACCCAGTTCATTCTTTACATACATGGCAAGCTCAAGGTTGGCTTTAATGATATTCGAAGAATCAAGGTTCATTGTTGAGGAACCACGATTATTAAGGTTGTTTACTAACCTACCTGTAGCTGCCCCTCTTGATCCTTCCTTGAATGAGTCGGTAGCAAAGTATCCCGTAACCTCAGCATACATCGCCCACACTTCCGGAGTCCATCCTTCAGGTATCTTGGCAAGGTCCATTTCGGCCAGTACACCCTTATTACGTGCAGATGCCAGTTCAGTCCTTCTCATGTATATATTATATAGGTACTTGTAGGGCTTAATACGGTCCACCAGAGAGATACTTTGGCTAGAGTTGATCTTATATATCGTTCCTACAATTGGAGGCATACAGATAGAAGGATTGTTCATCTTAGTGCCAATACGTGGAAGAGGTTCAATTCTTTTGTAAAGGTTGTTACCAATTTTATGACCCCACCACCAC